TCAGCGTAAAACAGACCGATAAAGTAAATGTCACTTGACACTTACCTGTCGGTCTGCTATAATAATATAGCATATTTTGAGTGCTGTTGCGGAATCAGCTGAGGAGTAAGATTCATCTGAAAGTAAGCTCCGCCTCGGTTTCCCCACCGTGTAAAAATCAAGGGAATTTAAATTGATTATGCAAAAGTTGACACAATCATTTTCAACTTTCCATTTTCAATTTTCAATTTAATAAGCAGGTATGGCGGAATTGGCAGACGCGCATGGTTCAGGTCCATGTGAAAGCAATTTCATGCAGGTTCAAGTCCTGTTACCTGCACCAAAGCTTTTTACCCCGGTAAATACGATGTTTACTGGGGTTTTGCTATACTTAAATCACCCTAAAACACGGAAAAATACATATCGTAGCTAACACACAGCTAACAAGTAGCTAACAAATCTATAACCAAAAGATACCGCACCATCTGTCGCTTTTCGCACAAATCGAAAAAACTTTTCACACTAAATGAAAAAATTGAATTAATCATTTTTGCATATTGTTGCAGAAATGTTTCCGTAAAAATAAAAACACCTTGCAGAGATTTTACTCATCTGCAAGGTGTTTTTTTGTGTTAATTATTCTTTTTTTCGGTTGCCGTTTTGCTCTAAAATGAGATTTGTGCCGGTCTTTTTAATCTTATTTGGCTGATATTCAAGGATGTCAGCAACATCACAACCAAGGACTTCGCATATCCTGTCCAAATGTTCAAGGTTAATACGGTCACACATCTCATTATATATATCGCATATTGTCGCAGGTCTTATGCCGGTTTTACGGGCAAGTTCAGCCTGCGTTATGCGGTATTTGCCAAGCAAATCGGACAAATGAATTTTAATCATAATAACGCCCCGAGTAATATAATATACTACTGCGTTATTATTTTGCTTAATTGGTAATATTATTACCAAATCAGTAATTGGTTATGATAACTTCTTTAAATTCTGCACGATTTTCAGCGGTTGCTGGGAGCAAGTTTTGCCTGCTTACGCACTTAATATGGTAACCTTTATACAAGTCACGAATGAAATCGCAATCGTTATAGGATAGGATAAAACGCCCTTTAATCCCCTTTAAAACGGCATTTAAACGGATATGGTCATCTTTATTAAACTTAGTATAGTTGCGGTTATAGTAGCGTTCCGATGCTACATATGGCGGATCTACATAAAACAGAGCAGAATCACGGTCATATGTTTTAATAAGGTCTTCAAAATCCCTGTTTTCAATGATTACACTTTTTAATCGCTCCTTGTACTTTGGTAATTCAGAAACGATATTATAAATTGTTTTAGGGGCGGTCGCAAAAGAATTTCTATTGCTACCAAAGCTACATTTAATCAAGTAAAGATATCGTGCTGCTCTTTGCAGGTCAGTAAGCTCAACCTGATTCTCAATCTCATAGCGATATTGCGAAAACAGCTCTCGAGACTGTAACCAATCAATCTCCTTTTGTAGAGCAGAACAATTGTATTTTATCTGCTTATAAAGGTTAATAAGGTCGCCGTCAATATCATTAAATATCTCCATTTGACCTTTGATTTTATCCTTACCGAATAAGACCCAGCCTGCACCGCCACACACCTCTATGTAGCGGTTACAGTCACTGGGAATAAGTGAAATAATCTGATTTTTAAGGTGACTTTTGCCACCAATCCAGCCGATAAAGCTACGCATTTTTTTACCTCCATAATAACTTTTAGGGGCGTTATTATGGATATGTAATATTAACCTAACGCTTTCTTTGCATTTGCAATTTTCTTATCTTTAGCCCAATTGCAATCATTGATAAGATGATAGATAGCATTGATTGTCTTTTCGCCGACAATACCATCAACTGTGACCTTACCTGCTCTCTGTGCTTCTTTAACAGCTTTCAGAGTGCCGTCACCGAAACCATTTGAATTATCGACTTTCGTCTTGATGATACCCATATTGTAGAGTGTAATCAACTGTTTCTTGAATGCAAGTGTTGCCGTATTATGTGAACCGTATTTAATCATTTCCTCATTCTCCTTATTTGATGTTTTACCGCCGAGATGTGCAGTTACTTCGTCTGCAAGATTGCCAAGCCTGTTATAGAGCCAGTCGCCCGGGCAGGATTTATTTGCAAACCACCTATGTACAGTCAAGACCATTTCACCTGATTTTGGCGAATAATTTAGCGTCTTGTCCTCATTACCGAACCAAAGCAGTTTAGTCTTGCCGTTACGCTTGCAGATGTCAACGCAGAGTGCAACGAGTTTGTTATACACCTTGCTGTTCATGGTGTACGGAGCTACCGTGTCGCTTGCACATTCGATTGTGACTGCACGCTGGTCATTTGCGTTTGATGAACTGCACCAAGAACGATTCCCTTCATCAACACAAAGCAACACTCTGCCGTCATAGCCGATTCCGTAGTTACAGCTTGCCTCACAAGCTGTGTTCTGAAAAATGTTTCCGAGTGTTTCAACGCTACACTGACCTACAACGCAATGCGGAGTAATGCGGTCAATACTGTGTGTGCGTTTACCGCTGTGGTTTGGGCTTAATTTTGTGTAATTAACAAGTTTTGAATTACTCATAATTATTCCTCGCTTTCGCAAATAATTTTTTTGTTTTCAAACTTTTTGTATGCGTCAAGATACATTTCGTTTTTATCGCCGTTGTATGTACATTCGTAGTACATACCGTCGTGTAATGTTGTGCTGATAAGGCATTTGTGGTTTTGCAAAGTCTTACACGACCACACTACAAAAGTGTCAAAATCAGGTGTATCATCTGACTTATCTATGTGATTTAACACATACTTGTTTACCTCAGATGTTGCAAACTTAATAAAATTTGCATTTGTCATAACTATTCCTCGCTTTCATCTGTTTTTACTTCGACTGTTGTCTTTAATCTTTTAACGATTGATACTAAAAACTTCGGCAATGGGATTCCGATTTCCGAAAGGTTTTCAAGGATTGAAATTAATTCGTTGATGATAAACCAAATCGTCACAATCATGCCGATACAGTAGTTAATCCGCAGGTCGATTCCGCAGTTGACAAGTGCCGAGCTGATGAGATAATCTGCAACAATTCCGACCGCTACAGCTACGATATAGCCTACCTTTTTGATAATGCCTGTTACACCGACACGGCTGTTAAGCGTGTGACTGATGTATGCCTGCGCCATTCCTGTGATATAGTCGATAATCATTACCGCAATCATCACCGCAAACGGCACAAGCAAGATGTTAAGATATGCGACAATAGCACCGCATACCGTGGCAAATAATGCCTGTAAAATGTTTTCTTTCATTGTTTACACCTCGCTTTCTATCGGCTCGTCAACGGTTGGATTATCACCCCAAACTGCCATAACGGCATTGTAATATTCGTCTGACAGCACCGTTTTAAGCTGTTCTCTGCCCGATTTGCTGTTCATGTATGCATTGCGGATGTTACCGCCTACCTGCATTTCTTCACCGTTAAAGGTCAAAAACTGCTGTCTGAGTACCGAAACGCTGTCCTTTGTGAGCATATCGAGTGTGATTTTTTCTTTAAGTTCCATTATTTTTACCTCCGTTATTTAATTTTGTACAAGCAAATCACATTAATTTGCTCGCCGTCTGCAAATGTGTAAGCCGTCTTATCCTGAGTCGAAAACTGTAGCCAAGTGTTATTTTTCGGAATGGCAAATTTAAAGAGCTTGCCAAGGTTTGAAATACCGACACAAAAAACATTGTCCTCGGAAATACATTTGTACGGCAAATCAATCAGCGGACACATGCTATTGCCGCCAAGAGATACTGCGTTCATTTTGACCGTTGCACTGACGATTACGATGTCACCAATCGTCTTATATGTACAGTTTGCACTTTTGATTTTATCGGTGACGGTTGAATACGGTGTGAGTGTTGATGTACCACTTTCAATATTTGACGAATCGTATTTAGTTGCCAAGGCGGTTTTATCGGCTTTAACAAGTAGAGCGCTGTAAACCGCTCCGCTTGTGAGATAACACGGGCTGTTATTTTTTGGTTCGCTGTCGAACGGCATTGAATCGAGCTTTCGGGCAAGTTTTTTATCTGTTCCTTCTCGTGTATATGCGTCTGAAATGCCGTACCCTGCGAGAGTATTGGCTTTATCAGCTTTTTTTGCAAGATTTGTGTCGACTGTATCAAGCCTTGCCCCAAGTGAATTAGAACCACCTCTTGCCGTGGCTATTTCGGTTTCAAGTGCAATTGCCCCGTCTGTTGCCCGTTCAATCCCCTCGTCCATATGGTTGAGGTTGTCGGCATTGAGGGGCGGAGCAGAGCCGTTCACAAAGACAATTTTATTGTATTTGTTCATTTTCTTTTACTTCCTTTCCTAATCGTTTTTCGCCCTTTGATGTGAGGGCAGTTATAAATCCGTCCATTTTCTTATTGAACACAAATGTTTCGATTGTCGGCAAATCTTCAAACGGAGTTTTAATTGTGTACTTATCGCCTGCCTCAAGCCACCAATACGAAAACAGCTTAATTTTTGTCGGGCGGTATTTATATACATCACCAAAAAAATTAACAGAATTATATTTTGTGCCGATATCACTTGCTGTTGTTCTGCACCTCATCAAAATGTTATCGGAAACATACCAAGAAAAATCGTTACTGTTGCCATACAAAAACGCTTTTTTATCAGCAAATTTAGCACTGTACATACGGATAGGCTCAAGTTCGTAATCTTCAAAGGATAAATCTTTGTACGAATCGATTGTTTCAACGGAAGATTGAGAATACAGCCTTTTAAAACGCATTTTTCCGTCGGCATCTATAACGGCAAAGCTCAAAGTTAATTCTGCATAAGCTTGGATTAAATCTGACAAGGTAATGTCCTTTATAACCTTTTCCACGCAGTTATCATCAAATTTCAGCGGTACACTAAAGACAGATAAGCTCGGCGGTGAAACCCCTGTAATTGCATAATCTTTGGCAAATTCTGCGATTATTGAATAAAAGCTCTTAAAATTATCGTCTTTTTGATAGTGCGCATAACCATAAGCAAAACTGCCGTCCTCGTTCTCTTTGCCTGCAAACCACAAAGACATATCCACCTTTGACATATCATAAAAAGCGTCATAGGCTGTGATTTTGACGATGTTACGCTGTTTTTTATCTCTTTGAGCCGACTGAATTTTACCGTAGAAAACAGGACATTCAACCGTTCCTGTTTCGGCAGGACAAATAAGAGCATTTGACGGGTACAAATCATCTGACGGATACAGCTCCGGTTCAAGATATGTTGCCGTTATGATGACCTGTACCGTCTTTCCTATCAAAGCCGAGCAATCATAATCAATGAGTTTCACGCTCATTTCAGAGGCTATGCAACCGCCGAATTTCAATTCTTTTTCAACGATTTCATTTTCAAGCGAAAAACTGTCAAGCACGATACTTTCGCCGGTTATATCCTCAAAACTGCCGTCAGGAGAATGCAGGGCAACGGTGTTGTAAAGTGTGTTTGTTTTCAGCTTATCAGCAATTTCTTTAGATACAAGCATTTTTAAGAATCACCCCTTAATACTCAATCAGCTCAACCGTAATCGGCTGATAGGTTATATCACTTTTTTCGGCATTCATTACGGTATATTCAATATCGGGAATATAAAAATAAGAGGTGTAATAGCTGTTCGTTTCATCGTTCCAATAAGTTACCCTGCACTTTCTCTGTAACTTATTCGCCATTGAGAGGTTGATAATCGACTGAAAATCAATCTTTTCGTCAAGATGAAGAATGTGAGTTGAAAACGAAATTTTTGTTTTGTAATTTGGCAGCGTTGCCCTTTGAAGCGTACCGTTCTGATCTCGTTCCGCAGAAGTTTCAAGTCGCTGATTCGGAGTTGACGAAAATGCGGTAATGTACTTATTCGGCATTATGTTGTTGCCGAATTTAAGCAAATAGCCGTTATAATTTGACATATCATTTCCCCCTTTATGCGAATGCGGATTTACCGTTGTGTCTGCGTCTGTAAAGCTCATCCTGTCTTATCATTTCTTCAAAAAGCGTTGAACCCTCAAGCTCGGCAGTAAACGAATAAGTGTTGCCGCCGTTATTGCGAAAGATAATGAACATTTCATAAATGTGTTTAAGCAGGTCAAGAATTTGTGTGAGAATCACTGTATCCTGACCGCCCGAATTGTCGAGCATACCCTGTAACTTGTTAAGAGGGGAAATAACCTCAGGGTTACCGCTGTTAGCGCCTGCGTTATCGCCGACAACCGCAAGTGTCGGAGCCTTAACAATACCGCCTTTTGCAAATTTTCGTGCCGGTGATTCCGTGGGTTCTTCAAATCTCGGAATAAGAGGCGGATTTTCAGGCATTGAAAAGCTCCAATCCTGTCCAAATGCCGCGCCGATAACACCCGCAATTCCGCCGATTGAATTAACAACACCCGAAACGAAATTATAAATGCCCGTCCACAACGCATTTATGCCGTCAATGATAGCGTTTATAATAAACTTAAACACGGCACAAATGCCGTCCCAAATACCTTTGAAGAAGTCGTAGATACCCTGCCATGCTTTTTTCCAATCGCCTGAGAAAACACCTGTAATGAAGTCAATAAGACCGCCGAATGTTTTCTGTATAGAGGTAACCAAGCCACCGATAAATGTAAACACATTATCAAACACCCTTTTTACGGCATTGAAAACATTCTGAAATATAGGTCCCCAAAAACTGACAAGCCAGTTTACAAACGGTGACAGGAAGTTATTCCACACGATTGAAACACAGTCTGCAACCTTGCCGAAGAAGTTTATTGCACCTTCAAAAACAGGCTTCAGCCAGTTTTCCCAAGCTGATTTTACGATTGCTACGATAAAATCCCACGCAGGCTTAATCCATTGATTGTAAACATTCATCAGTGTTGTGCCGATATTGGTAAACATATTGCAGATATTCTGAAAAATCTGCTGTCCGTTGCCGTTCCACCAATTACTGATAATTGTTCCAATATCTCCGAAAATCTGACCGATAAAGTTAAACACATCTGCAAACTGCAATTGTAAATTTTCAAGAAATTCTGTGATTGTTGCACCGTCATTTTCAGTCCATTCAACAAGGCTTTCGGTTGCAGTTGAAAACGCACCCGAAACAACTTCGCCGACTGAGCCCGCAAAGGTTGTAAGGCCGCTTAAAAGATTGAAAATTGATTCTTCCATTTGAGGGCGAACATTGTCAATTGCATTACCTGCAAGTGTACCGAAATTATCAAAAAATGTTGAAAGGTTGTTATAGCCGTTTGTAAGATTGTTGCCTATGGTGTCGATAAAGCCGATAATCTTTTCCCTGTCTTTTGAAATCCACTTAGCAACACCGCCTGAAATGGTCTGAAACGACTTTCCGCCGATTGTTGCAACAGCTCCGAATGCAGAGCCGATTGTCCCGAGTTTTGCAGAACCGACCTTTTGCATTGTGCCGAATGCCTTTTGAACTATTGGAACAGCATTATCAAAAACAGTCTTGCAGTTCTTGCCTATAGCTGACCAATCAACCTTGTTAATACCTTTCTGTACATTCTCGACAAAGCCTTTGAATCCGCTTTTTTCGTATAGATTTTTGAATGTCCCCGAAAGGTTTTTGCTTGTGTCCTTGACAACATTCTTTGCAACAGGTCCGCCCGATGAGCTTTTTGATGAAGATGTATCTGACTTTGAAGAACTATCGGTACTTGAAAGCACATTCAGCTTATCAAAGCCCGCAACACTTCTCTTTGCTTTTTCGGAACTTTTCTGAACATTATCAAGTGACTTTGAACTGTCATCTGCCGTATTCGTAAGGCTTTTGGCAGAATCGGACGCAGATTTGATATTGCTTGCGGTGTTATTGCCTGTATCCCAGCCGAAGACCTTTGAGAGCGATTCAACCGCACCTTTGGCATATTCCGTTAAAGTTGCAAGTGCGGAACTCAACCGCTTTACAACCTGAGTTGCCACCTGAAGAATAGGCTGACCGACTACGGCAAGGAGCTGTTTCCAACTTTCTCTGAGGTTGCCCGTTACATTCTCCCAACCGTCTACTTCACGGCTTGCCTGTCCCATAGCACCCGAAAGCTGATTAGCGTCCTTAACCATTTGCAAAAGCGTGAGCTGTTTCTGCGATTCCGACAAATCCATAAATGACTTGCCATACAACTTATTAGCCGCCGCATTTCGTGTGGTTTCAGTACAGGACAAACCGAGTGCGGCATCATTTTCAAAGTTGCCTTTGAGAAACGATTTCAGGCTTTCTGCGGTGTCTTCAAGCGAACGGTCATAATATGCGGCACTGTCGGCTGTTACCTGCAAAGCCTCCTGCATCATACCCAAAGCACTTGAACTGTCCATACCCGTAGTTTTTGCAAAGGCATAAATGCTTGTGCCGACACCCTGTAATCGGGTTTCAAGAATACCGCTTTGATCGGCAACGCTCTGAATGGCTGATTCTGCCTGCGACTGCATTGTACCGAATGTCTGCTCAAACTGCGAATTTGCCGCATTGACTTCCGCAGCCGATTCAATGCACTGCTGACCGAACTCCTTGATTTTAGCAACAGAAAAAGCGGCAACCACAGCCATTCCTATTTTCTTAAACGAAGATGAAACCGAATTGCTTAACTGCTCACCGCTGCCTTTGATGTTTGAAAACTCTTTCTCGGTTTTCTGAGAAACGCCCTCCGCAACCTTTGAAAAGGACTGTTTCATATCCGTGCTTACATTTTCAAAATCTTTTGAAAGACTTGAAAACGCCGAATCAAACTTTTTTGTAATTGAATCGGAAATCTTATGCAATGTTTTGGAAATATCATCACCTGTAAGCCTGACATCAAGCTCAATTTCACCCGCCTTTGTCGCCATATTCACCACTTCCTTTCATTTTAGATTCTTTAAAAACAGGCATAAAAACAGCGCACACCGCTATGATGTACGCTAATAAAATTTTGCAAAAGAACAGCCACCCCATTTGGAGTGGCTTTTTGTTTTAGTTGTTGAGTTCGTAGTATTTGATGTCGATTTTCGGAAGTGACACATTGTTGCCCATTACGGTTTCATATGTATAGTCGCCGTCACAAGTTCCCCAGAATGTGATTACATCATCTTCAAGGAGTTTGTCCGCACCGTCAGGAATTTCTACAGTTGCGTAGATTGTATCAGTCCACAATGGTTCATCAAGATACTCATTTTCTTCTTTGGTTATATTGATTCTCAGGTCAACCGAATCGCCCCAGCCTTCCTGAACCTGAATAATCTGACCTTCAAACTTGTAGTCATTACCTTTGTACTTGTCAGGGTTTCTTGAAAGAGTTTTAAAGTCGACTGTTTTGCAACCGTCTTTAAATTCTTTTTCAACCTTCTTCGGGTCTTTAGTAGGCTTTTCTGTTGCAACTTCTTTTGTGGTCGGTGCTTCTGTCGCTTTTTCAGTTGTTTTTTCTGAACTCTGATTTGCAACAGTAGTTTCCTGCTTTGATTTGTTTGAACCGCTGTTACCGTTAATTGCACCGTTTACACCGCCAACAATCATAATAGCAACAACGATAATAACCCAAAAATACCAACGCTTGTAAATTTTCTTCTTCGCATTTACAGGATTTACGGTTGCCGAGGTTGAATCGTTTCCGCCAAAGCCTGCACCGCACTTGTCGCAAAATTTTGCATCGCCCTTTAATTCGTTTCCGCAATGTGGACATTTCATAAACATACACTCTCCTTAATAAATTTGTTAGTGTATGTTACATTTTATCACTATATATTAACATTGTCAAGAATTTTGTAGATACAGTGAAAATTATGTACAAATTTACAGATTGGCAAAAAAGTTTTGAAATTCTGCAAGAACGGTGTTCATATCTTCGTCTGAACAGTGCTTTACATTCCTTGACCGCCATTTGTTGCGGATTTTATGCTGTGACGAAGTAAAGTTTTTCAAGACTTCTTTGTCGGTTTCAAGGCGAATTTGAACCGTTCTTGCAAGCGGTGTTTCGGGTCCTAAGCCTTGCAGAAGTGAGCAGAACTCATTCCAACTCATTTTAGCAAAATCCTTTGAATAAATGCTGACCCCGTACTCCGAGCGAAAGCTTGACACGATTAAATCAAAGTCATCAATCAAATCGTAGCCGGGGTCTGAGCTTCCCCCTCGTCAGTCAAATCGCCTGTTGCAATTTTGGCAGATTCGCTGATAAGGGCGTTGAAATCGTGCATATTCAGCTTTAACTTTTCAATCTTTTCTCTCTCGGATTCATCAAAAAGAAGATGATACATTTCGATAACATCTTTACTTTTACCGTTGCCGTCCTCAAAAAGTGCCGCAACTTTGAGCATTGAAACTGCGTCATTGTTGATTGCAAGGTCAACATTTTTAACTCTGACACTCGGCTTTCCCTCAAAATTAAGTTTGTCTGTAATATCAATTAACTTTGACATAATCGTTCATTCCTTTCGTTTTTTAAGCGGCTGCTGTATATACGGGTTTACCGTTTGACATAACTTCAAATTCAAGCGGAGCAACACCCGTGCTTGCGCCTGCACCGTTTGATGTAACGGATACAACTGCATTTTTAAAGAGGACGGTTGCACCGTTGGGGAAGGTCCACATAAACGAAACTTCTGTCTTTCTGCCGTTTTCAAATGCAAGGGCGGCAATCTGGTCATTGCCTGCGTCACCGATTGTACGCTTGCCCTTTACCGAAATTGTGATTGACTTTGCTGTCATAAGCCTTGACTTCCAGCCCTCGTTTTCAAAGGCTGTCCATTCCTCGACACCGTTGTCAAATGCAACAGAAAATTCTTCGCAGTTAGCAATATTTGTCGTGGCGGATTCTGTTCCTGCCTTGCCAACCGCAAACTGATTTTCATAGCACGGGAATACTCCCGATTCAACTTTTGCCATAAAATTACTTCCTTTCGTAATAAAATTTAACTTCAATGACCTGCTCATACACACCCTTGTCGTCTGTTCCCACATCAACGGGTTCTTCCGTGAGCAGTTCGATTATATAGATTTTGTGTTCCTTAATTTCAACATTTTTAATGCCGTAAAGCGTTTCGTAAAGTCTGCGTGCAAACTCCTCGGTTTCTCTTGCGTTGTCGGTGTAATGGATAAGCAAAGACACGCTTATTGTATCGTAGGTGCTTTCACCGCCGATTGCCCTTGTGGGTGTTCCCGACTGCTTTAATGAATACACACCGATGGACCTGTCCTGCTTGTTGTCAAGCTTGCCGATGTAATAATGCTCGGCTGAGGTAACGCTTTTGAGCCAATCTCTGATGTCCGATAAGTAAATCAAAGTCCTGTATTTCTCCTATATATTTTAGTGAATGTTTGACTGCAAAAATTCTGCCGTGTACCGCCCTCAAGCCACGGTGAGAACCATTTACCGCCGGCGGCAATGTTTTCCTTACGGCTGAAATTATACTCGGGATGAAAATACAACCGTCTTGCATACGGAGTATCTGACACAATTTTAACTATCCCCTTTGCACTTTGTGAATAATCAACAGCGGTACTATCGTCTTGAAGTATGCTTGTATCAAACGGCATTACCTGCTTGTTTTTCACCCGTGTAAGAAGTGCGTCACCTGTCTGTTCAAGAGCCTGTTGCTTTGCCCTATCAAGCTGTTTTACAACAGGCATATTGAGTTTGATTTTTGATGATACCGAAAATCCCATTAAATCACATCCAATTCCGTAAAATTAACTTTGCCGTCGGGGTTGCGGTGTTTTGTACCCTGTACGATGTTTCGTTTTACGCCGTCAAGGATTACAAAGCCACCGCTTAAAGTGGGGCTGTCGGGAGCAATGTCGCCGTCAAAAAGCAAGACAGCCGACACCTGAACAATTTTCTGCTCTTTGGTATAGACCGTCTTTGCCTTTGACTGCATATTACACAAGGCAGAGCCACCGTGCAGGGTTGCTGACGGGTACAAGCTGTCGGAGGGATACAGATTTTTGCATTCAAACACGGTCAGGGGTGCTCCGTCTTCGGTAACACCCTCACCGTAGATTGTGACCTCGACAGGAGTTTTGCAGAACTGCTTTTTTACAAGTGACGGAAATTTCACGGTTTTCACGCACCTTTCAGATTGCAGGATAACAAAGTCCTGTTGATTTTAGCAACGCATAGAGGTCGGCAGGAATTGCCACTCCGCTGATACACATTAAATTCCAGCTTGCGCCAAATTCCATTGATGTACCGTTGATTGAATAGCTTTTCAGATAGGAAGAAATCATATCGGCATTTTCTTCTTCAAAAGCAGTAAGTCTGCCATGCACTCTGCCGATGATTCTCTTCTGCATTTCCGAAAGTTTTTCAAAATCAATGCGGTTAAAAGTCAGAACATCAATGTGTTCGGCAGAGATAATACTGTTTTCATCTCCACCCTGATGTTCAATGTAATCGGCATACATTACGCAACCGCCGTTGTGTCAACATCGGCATAAATGCTGTCAATTTTGCCGTCCTTGCCGTTCGGGAATACGAATGTGTCGGAAAGTGAACGGTTCTGATAGAGCCAGCCGTCACCCTCTGTGTGTGAGCCGGGAGCAAAGAAGTAAATGCTTGAAATCTTCGGAACAGTCTTGCAGGTTTCACCGCAGGCAACAAGAACATTGATTTTGTGAGCGCCTGTTGCAGGCTCAAAACCGCCGTCATCGGGGTTAAAGTTGAAATTATCGTAGAAACGCTCATCGTCAATAACCTCGATGATAGGGCAACCGTCAATCTCGGTCACTCTTGTTTCAATGCCGATACCGCCCTCTGCAATCTGTGTAAGCTCAATCTTGCGAGTGAACTCTGTTGACTGTTCAAGGCAGTCCATAATGTGAGATGTCACATAGGCAACAAGTGTGCCTCTTGCCTTGTATCTGCGGAGCTTGCCGGCAGAGAGAATTGTTTTGAGCTTTGAATAAGCGTTCTCCTTAGTCCACTCCGATGTCTTTGTTGAAGAATGGTAGCCGTCTGTTGCCTGAGCCTTTGCTGCAACCTTTGAGAAGAAAAGTGCGTCTGTTTCGGGAGCAACCTGTGTCTGCTCAAATGTCTTTGAAATGTTCTCAACTCTTGCAGTCGAATTTGTTTCATCAACATCTGCCTTATCCACAAGGAACTCAATATCTCTGTCGTGCTCGCAAGTGAAAGGAACATCTGTCTGTGTATATTTGCCTTTGTTCCAACCGCCGTTGCGATTGTGGTTCTTAAAGCCTGATGTGCTCATCTGTGTGAAGTGGAAAGTTCTTGCGCCAACCCACTTTACATTTGAAGTGATGAATGGTGATGTAAGTGTGCCCTGAACAAGAATTTCGAGCAGATCAGGGCTGAACTGCTCGGCATAGTTATTTGTGTTTGCCATGATTTTTTCAATCCTTTCTTTGGTTAAATATTAAATCTGTTCCATTTTTTGGTAGGAACATTTGCCTTTGGTTTTGTACCGTCCGATGTACCGTTGCCGTCACCGCCGATTTTCTTAACTCCTGTGCCGTTCTCGGCAGGTTTGCCCTTGAGTGCGGGAATATCGTCAAGCACCTTTTTAACAGCCTCTGTCAGCTTTTCCGCATTGACCTTGCCGTCTGTCACAGCTTTTGAAAAGTCTGCAATTTTAAGCACATACGGAACGGTTGCAATGTCAACGCCCTGTTTTACGGCTTCGAGGGTTGCCGACTGGTTGACTTCTGCCATAAGCTTTGCGTTGTTTGCAGATTCAACTTCCGACTGCATTTTTGCAAAGTCGGGAGTGTTCTTGGCTTTCTGCTTTTTAAAAGCACCGATAGCCTCTTTCATCTCATCGGCTGACAATCCCTGCTCCTTAAAATAAGACTTCAACACGGTGTCCTCTGTCACGCTTTGTTTGCCTGTAATAAGGCTTGCGAGCTTGTCGTAATCAAAGGCAGGAGCGTTTCCCTGCGGTGCAGGTGTCGGTTCATTGGGGGTTGGTGTTGGATTTGGTTCTGCCATTTTTTTCATATCCTTTCAGTTTTTCGGGTGTCTCCCGTAATCAGTTTATAGAGTGTCTCTCTGTTTCAGTTTTGCACGGTGTCTCCCGTAGTTTAATGTCTTCGGACAATAAAAAAGCACCTTACATATTCGTAAAGTGCTTAATCCGCTTTTTCTGTTTTTTCTGTTTTAACTGCTTTGGCTCTCGGCTTTTTGGGAGCGTCAGACTTGACCTTTTCTGCAAAACCGCCGTCAATGAGTTCCTTTGCTCTCTGCTCGGAGCATTCAAAAACTTCATTCACAGGTCGAGTTAGATAGCCGTTCTGCCTGTCATTAAATGCTGTTGTTACTCTGATTTTCATTCTGTCACCACCTTTCTAAACCGGTCGAAATCGACGGGTTTAAATGCAAAAAAGCACCCTATAATCAACATTGCTGTCGATTATAAAATGCTCAATTCGTAATTTTATGCTGTTTTTGTGAATTGCATATAACAAAACCGCCCTTTTTACGGAGCGGTTAGATTATGCCACTATCTTTTAGATATTGCATTTTTTGTTTCTCTCTAAGCTTACTGTAAAGTGCTTCAGCATCTTTAGCTTCTTGTGGAGCATCTTCACGCAAAGTGACATTTAAACCATTTGTTACAAGGTACGGCTTAAACGCATTCCATAGAGATTTTTGTTCTTCAGTTTGTATCAATCTCATACCATCATCACCCTAAAAGTTTGCTGACTCTGTACTCGTTATACACTTCATCCATAGCTTTATCTTTTAAGCATTCAAAAGCATACTCACTTATATCCTCTATATTATAACCGTTATTTATCAATTTTTCAACCTTTGGAGCATAAATTTTATTAAGGTAATCGCAATATTCAAAATAATCGTTAATACTTCCGAATTTTGCTCTGTAATTTTTAGCGTCTTGCCAATGAATCAGTTCGTGAAGAATTGTACTCAATCCGTCTTGCGGACAAGCCAAGTTTTCTTGTAAGCCTGACAAATCACTTGTTGAAAAGTATGCTGAATTGACATTTAGAACATTTTGCATTGGCATATATGAAGCAATAGCATTTACTCGCATTTCTTCGGGAGTGACAATACAAATTTCAGGCTTTCCGCTTGTTTCAACCTCTCCAAGCATATCAAACGCTTTTCTCACTTGCATATCAAAATTATGAAGTTCTTTTCGTTTTAGCTTTACCTTATCTGAAATATAAACATTATCACACAATGTATTTCCCTTGTGGGTATCAATTGTAATTGTTTCGCCCTCAATTTTGCGTTCAAAAGTTTTTGATATATCTTCCTTAAAAACAGGTCTGTAATATTTTTGTTCATCAGTCTTCAAAGAAAATTGTTTTGCCTTTTCTTCAAGCGTATTCGCCCTATCGTGCCACTCATCGGCTCGGGTTTGGGCAATGCGTTTATTGTCTCCATCAAGGCTGTATTCGGCACGGCGGTCAAAGCGTTCTGCCTGTCGCTGTGCATACTGCTGTTTTTCCTCAATTCCTCGCTGACGGTCAAGCTCTTTGATTTCATCTTCAGACAACGGTGCGTCCAAATCATCAAGTTCGGGATAAAATGTACTTGTGCTGTCCTTACATCTCGGATGAAACAAACCGTTCTTGATTGCGGTTGAGAGAAGCGGATAGTTTCCGTCTGACTTTTTGCCGTTTGAATAAACATCGTCAATAAACACCTTGCCGATATATTTTGCACAATCGGGGCAACCGCCCTGTCTTGAGTTCACAACAACGAGGGATACTCCCCATTCGGCTCGCTTTTCGCCCTCACCACGCAGATAGGCTCTTTTGTTGGCTGTTTTAACCGCCATATCCGCATAATCCGAGAGCGTGTGCCTTGCACCATTTTTGTATTCCACACAATTAAGACCTGCGTTGAGCATATCTTTACACGCCATATCAACGGCTTTTTCGTATGTAACCGCACCCGTGTTCATTGCAACCTGTGCGTTAAAAATCGCCTTGCGGTACTTGTCGTTGCTCATACGCAAAACTGCCGTTTCTGCCCTCTTTAAATCGTCTGTGGTTGATTTTATGAGTGCGTCAAGTTTACGGTCATTCACCTTAAAAAATTCGGCTGTGCTGTGTGCTGACGGCTTTTTCGGGGCTTTGAAACCGTCCTTGACAGCTTCAAGAATTTCTGCCTCCTGACTTGCATTTCCGTCAGCTTTGGCAGTGCGAATCATCTCTTCAACCTTGCCGTTAATGGTTTTGAAACGCTTGCCAAATTTCTTTGCGTTGTGCTTACGGTACTCTTCAAGACTTTTGAGCTGTTCAGCCTGCCATTGTGTCCAGTTGTAACCCTCTTTGGTTTCTTCGGCTCTGTGACGGCTGAAATTGCGCATCATGCTGTCGATAAGCTCGTTTTCAATTCTCTCAAAAGCCTCTTTAATGTTGTAATCACTCATTGCTTACTCATTTGCTGTCATCGTCCTGATTTGCGATATCTTCGGGTTTATCGGGTTCATTGCCCGTGTCGGTAAGGTCAACATCATCAAATGGAGAAGTTTCTTCCTCGCCTGCAATACCCTGTTCCTCTTTAATTCTCTGCACCTCTTCGGCTTTCCAATCCTCCGACTTGCTGTCGCCGTAAAGCTCATCAACCGAGGTTTCAACTGACATCAAACCGCCCTGTCTTGCTTTTGACACGGTTTCAACCTGACTTTCAAAGCTCGGATTTGCATATTCGCCGAAGTTTACGGACACTTCCAAGCCCTCAACAATACCCTTGCCGTTAAGTTCCCCGTCTGCATTGAGTACAACTGCAACAAGGCTTTGAAGTGCGTTCTGCGTGATTTTGACAAGGTTCTGCCTTGTGTAAAGGGTTGTCTTTTCCTTTTCACGCTGAGCGTCTGCATTATCAAGCTTCTTCGTATCAATGCCGAGAGTTGACGGCGATATAATACCCTGCAAACAGAGGTCAAGGGCAGTAATGTATGAACTCAAATAGCTTTCGTGCTGAATCTGCGGACTTTCGGTGTAAATCCTGTTGCCGTTGCCGTTTTCAGACATATCGTTGCCCACGGTGATAAATCGGTTGTCAAACGGATTTGGTGATATCGGCTGACAGGTTTCGGGATTTCTCGGAACAAGGCAATCAGGCACATACTGCTTTGTTCGGCAGGCTCTGAGTGCGTCCATCCACTGTGACCACACTTCATCAAGGCTGTCGAAAGCGTCTGTTTTTATGCCGATAATGCCTGCACCTCTGCCCTTGTGGCACGATTTGCCGTAAAGGACAGGTACAGCCCACATATATGATTCGTCAAATGTAACACCCTTTGAATCAATCCACGAAAGAGCGTCAACCGTGTGCAGGTCAATCTCTTTGCCGTTGTCATCATACAAAGCATAGTGAATATAGCCGTAACCGTATGTTTCTTCAAAGCGGTAACGGCGGTGTTTTTGCGTGTAATCGGTGTAAAACTTAACCTCTCGGATTCTGCCACGCACATATGTAAAGTCGATGTTTTCGGCAGGATACCATTCAACAATCGGAACATCTGATACAGCCGTGTCAAAACTGACCTTAAAAGCACCGTCACCGACAACACATAGGTCACGAAGCATTTGTTTAACCGTGTCGGACAATTTGTTCTGCTTTTCAATATCTTCCCAACGCTCTGCATAAGCGGTTGAATTTTTACTTGTAACATCTGTGCCGTTGTAGTCGGAAATTACGATATTCACAAGCGTTTCGCAGATGAGTGCCGGCAGGCCCGTGTGTATTTTACGAATTTCAAGCCCCTTTGTGCTTTTTGCCGCCCAAAACATAGTTTTGTTTGTATCAATCTGCCTGTACAGCTCCGCAAGCTGTCTGCTGTTGCCCCAATACCAAATGCGATTGATAAAGCACTCGGTCAGATGATTGCTTGTTTCGGTGACGGTAATTGTTTTGTCGCTTGCAGGAGTAATCTGCAAAAAGTTTTTAATTCCCGATCTGATAGATTCAGCCATTCTGTTAATCAGCCCCATTTATTTCACTTCCAATAATATTTTTAAACGGCAGCCACGCATATTGACCGCTGTTAATGCAATGGTCGTGACCGTCCTCGGGTGTGTTGTCTTTATCCTCTCGCCAGCTGTAAATTTCAAACTCGGCAATCGTGTTTTTACAATGTTCAAGCACAAAATAACAGTCGGTGGCAAGCCAGCCGAGTACAAGATTGATTCGGTCAATAATCTTCGTTTTCTTCCATGCATTTGCAAAGTCATAGACACAGCCGTGCTGTCGCTTATACTTTTGAAATTCGGTAATAGTCGCTTGGTCGGCGCTGTCAATAAAAGCCGTGCGTGCAAAGCCCCATTCATCACGGTTGCGGTCAAGAAAATCAATAAAATTCTTCACCGTGTCACTCGGGGCAATAGGCGTTTGCATTTCAGCGTTGTTATAAACTCTTTCATCAAGCTGAACACACTTGCCGTGATTGGTAATGCCGTAAAATGTCATTGCGATAGTGTCAGGCGACTTTTGCGAATAGGCGGTATCAAGACCTGCGGTGAACTGAACAAAGTGTTCCGACTTGCGGTTACAGTTCAAAAACTTTTCTGCCCACTCTTTTGATTTGATGTGTCTTGTCCTCTCAAAATTCGGGAACACAAGTCCTGTTGCTCTGCCTCGCAAACCTAAGATTTTATTTTTATAGAGCTTTGTACCTTTCGGTGCAGAGTTCTTTTTCTTTTCAATCTGTTCGGGTGTAAGACTTAAATTATCGGCAAAAGAAAAGAACCAATACCGCCAATTCGGTACAGGTTCTTCGGTAAGCTCCGCCGTAATCTCGGGAGGAACATCGTTTTCATATTTTTTAAAAGGACGGGAGCGGTTGACAAACTCCTTATACACAGGCAGGCTCGGATCATCGGGATTCAGCGTTGCAAGCATATAGTCATTACGGGTTGACATCTCTCGGATGAACTCGATATCGGCGGTGTTGATTTCGTCAATATAAACGCACCCAAACTGCGCACCGAGAACCATTTCCCACTTATCCCGACTGCTGTAACCGAGAATATAGATAATTTTGTCCTCAAACTTGATATGCGGCAGCTTGTAATCCTTGTCGCCGTTACCACAATAGACAGCGTTGCGGTGCAAGTCGAGAATACCGTTGTCCTGTTGAATTATAGTTTCCTCAGCCTTGCCCGTAGTTTTGGCGGCAATTGCGTGAAGTTTCTTCGGCGACTGCGACACCATTCGCATAAACTTAACGCCTGCTCCGACGGTAGTTTTGCCGGACGCTGTAGTTCCTTCAAGAAATTCAGCCGACACATTTGTTGTGTTGATAAAGTCGATATACTTTTGTGACAACGGGAATTTGTTACTCACTCAATCCCTCACCACCCAACTGTCTGAACACATCGGATAGCTTTTCGGACTGCTCAACCTTTGCGTCAACCTTAACGGTGTATTCACCCGTCATCTTGTTGAGCGTGTCAATCGCCCTGATTCTGTCGGAGGTGTCCTGCCCGTCATTCCTTGCAATGTCGGACAAAGCAACCTGTCTGTCCTTTGCACTCATAATGCGCTCATCTTTGAGCTTATCGGAAAGCTCCTTGATGTATTTTGAAACTCCAACATTCTCCAACAATTCATATGCTCTTGCGTTTGCGTAATTTTCTGAATATCCTGCCTGTATCGCACTCTGAACGGTGTTACCGCTCTGCGCATAATATTCCGCAAACTTCCTCTGTCTTGCATTTAATTTGTCTTTCACGGTATCACCTCTCTTTGTCTGAAAATTCTAAAAATAAGCAAAAGAAAAGAGAGTACTAAATGCACTCTCAATTAATCAGTATTAAGCGTTAAATCATTAATTCTGTCATTCAATTCTGCCAGTGTATTTCTTAATATCAAACAGTCTTTAGGCGTAAGTAATTTATTGTCCTTATTGTTAATCAATAAACTATTAACTCTCAACAATTTTTGATAACAGGAAATAAGTAAATCAAGATTATTGGGATTGTTTCTCAATGCATATCGACATTCCATAAGCAAGCTTGCAAATTCACGATTATTAAGGTCAACATTTAATTCGTCACTAACATTTGGCGTATTAGAAAACATTCTTATTGAATCTTCAATAGCATCTAACTTTGAATATATTGATTTCATCATAAATCTATCGAAAACGACCTCATCAACTTTGGAATTATCTACAGTTGCATTTTCTAAATTTGCTATACTCATTAACGAAAATGAACCATTTTCATAAGTTTCCTTTATCGCATTAGCAATATCATCTTTTGCCTTAATAACATTTTCATACAACCTATCTCTCTTATAAAAAACAGTATTTATTCCTGCTACATCAAAAATTTTATCAGTAGCATCGTCCTGTATCAAAACTACTTTTTTACCATAGGCTTGTCGAATTCCTAATTCATACATAACATTCGGATTTCTTGAACTTAAATCGCAAATTGCCATATCACATTCAACTAAATTTTTCAAAATTTTTTGCATTATCGAATCACATATTTGATTGCTATCTGCTCTTATAGGTTCAAATCCTGCTTCTTTGACAGCAGGAACAATTATCTGTTCGTATATTTTGTCAAAATGACCTGCAGGGTATTTCGGCTGATCTGATATAGGCATTATAACAAAACAGGTTTTTGCCTTACTTTCTTCGCTCATATGTAGCTCTCCTTAGTTATTATATACCACTAATCTATCATATTATTTGACACAATTCAACGAATTTTACATTTTTCTGTAAACCGCACAATTAAGAAAGTAATAATTTGTATAAAATAACCACACACAACACAAAACCGCCCTCAAACGAGAGCGGTCTGTGCAATTTTTATCTTAGGAGAGTTTCACATATGTCCTGTTTGTCAAACTTTCATAATACCATTATACGCAGGGTAAGGGTGACATTCAATGACATTTTAAAATAATTTTACGAAAAATCGAACTTTTTTCGGAATGCCTGTAACGCTTCGCCGTGCAACCTCAGGGTATGCCTTACGCTCATTTCCATACACTCTGCAATATCTTCCCACCGATGACAATTTATGTAATACTCGGTCAAAATCGCAATGTAACGGTAATCATCAAGTGCGTTGATTTTACTGCGAATTTCAGTTTTCAACCGTACAAGATTGTCAATCTCCCGATTGATTTCAGCCTGTAGGTCTGCAATCCTGTCAACAATCCGCATAGGGTCATTAACTCCCGATGTCTTAACAGGTTCGTTTTGCTTAACCGATACCTGTGCAATATTCAGCCTAAGTTTCGACAGCTCGTGTTCTTTCGTTCTGATCAGCTTATCCGAAACCCTGACCGAATATAAATAATCTTTAACCGTCAATCCGCATCACGCTCCTCCTCGTCAAGCATACCAAGTTTCTGTGCCAACGCAATAACAGCGTTTACAATCAAATACAAATCCTTGCCTTTAATATCGCACATACGATAGCTGACCTTGATAGTTTCTTCTTCGTTGTCGATTTCATCAAAACCAACAACTACACCTTTATTTAAGGTTTCTATTTCGCCGTTATCGTAATTAACGGTAATATTTTTAATGTCTCTCATTCTTCTACCTCACTTTCAAGCCAATGTTTTGTGCAGTCAATACAGCTGTTATTGAATCGCTTTTCCATAGGACAACCGACATACGGAGTTCCGTACGGGCAACTGAAAAAGTCTATACAACTTCGAGCCATTTCATCAATACTCATTGATTTAATCCTTTCAAAATTTGTCATTCTTAACTTTTCATTGCAGCTGATTTTCTGGATATGCGACACTCTAAATACAGTATTTTTAACTACTTCATTATTCTCATCAATACAAAAATAAAAATTTAACGGCACTGATAAATTAGGATTGTCCGCAAAAGCTTTTTCGCCAGTTTGGTGTAATATGCCTGCGTATATCGCTCCATCATACAGAGTAATTGTTACATCCTTACCTAAATACTTTTCAAATTCAGTTCTTGTCATTATTTTCACTCCTTATCCATTTTTGCTCCGCAGTAAGGGCAATATGGATACAAATCAATACCCTCGCTAAAAACGCCCGCATAAAGAGCAATAAAATTACCACACTCAGAACATAAATAAATTGCACAGTCGACACCCTCGCTGTCATATTCCCAACTTCCGTGCTTAATCTCTTGCATTTCACACACGGTTGCTTCGTTAGGTTTGCTTCCGTCAATCTCAATAATGCGTTTTACATTTTCGGCGTTTTTCTTTGAATTGAAATACAAAGTGAAATTGCTACCATTATAATCGGGTATATCCAATGCATAGTCACCGCAAAAATCACGGATTTTTAATTCTTTTTCAATCATTGTTTTTCACGCTCCTTTTTTTCGGCAATAACATGCAACCCGCAGTTATGGTCTTTTTTTTGACAATCATCTCTGTTTATCAGTCCTAAGGCATACGGACACACACCTTTAGGTATTCCGTCTATTCTAAGCTGAGCGTTCGGATAGTTCTTCAAGAACTCCGTAAGAAATGTCTTTTGCGGATACGCATTGCTCCACCTCTGAACAACTTCGATTGCTTGTTCAGGGTAAGATGATTCAAAATCCGAACACGTAACACCTATGCCGTTATTCCTCATGCCCATAGGGCAATCTGTACATCTAAGTTTGCACACTCCGCTCGCCTGTCTACCCATTCTTTTCTTTTCGCTGAAGTAGTTTGTAGTTTTCGTACAATCAATCATTTTCTTCGTCTCCTTCAAAATTAACAACTTTTCCGTTGTCTGTGTAGTCCCGCTTCTCAAATTCAAGTTTCAGCTTGTCGATAACCACACGGTCGATATGCTCCCAAAACACTTCGTCAGTGTCAGAGTGTTCAATTATTTCGGTCATAGACTTTAGTGCCTTTGCGCATCTATCACGGCCAAAGCCGAAATCCTTATACAAAGCAAATACAATCGTCTTAAAAATTCGCCTTGTGGCGTCCGCAATTTCCTTGTCCTTGACTTTCTGATATTCTCTATCTGCAAGGCGGTTAATCTCCGCCATAGTCTCTCTTTTCAGCTTAACGGGTATTCTCGCTTTCAATGCTTTCTCTCCTTTCAAATTCACAGACAAAGCCTGTGCTTACGGGCTTGCAAAACCTACAGTGCTTACAGCAGTAAACGCAGATGTACAAACCTTTTTCAGAGTACGGGCATTTCCGTATGCTACACGGATGATATTCGTGTTTACACTTTCGACAAACCTGCAATTTCATAATCAATCACCCAATTGCAGATATTTTTCAATTGTCTGCTTTGCTGATGTACTGCCATAACATACCTTTACGGCGTATCCGCACCGTGAAAGATTCTGCAACCATTTATCCTGATGTTCAGAAGTCTTATTGTTGCCGACTTTAAGCTCAATATATAAGCCGTGATATTTACCTTTTGGCACAGCAAGGCATAAATCCGGAACACCTGCCCTAACTCCTTGCCTTTTAAGATGTGCGGCTTCGGCTTTATCTCTTCTGCCACCATTTGGAACAGCGTACAGCATTGAAAGTTCAGGATGTATTTTCATTTGCACACATTTATCCGCCCATTTAATGAGTTTACATTGCTCCTGTGCTTCAGACATCATTTTCATTTCCTCTCGTAAAACGGTAATTCTTATTTTTATCGGCTTTAATAAAAATTTTCGGATTAGCCATTTCTGAAATTCTACTGCCTAAAGCCTCATCAATCTGCGAAATCTGTTCAAGTGATAATTCAGATGTTATGACAGTCGGCAATCCTTCATTGTATCTGTAATTGATAATCTTAAATGTAGCATTGACATCAGCTGTTGAGACAAAATCGCCCCTGCGAGTTTTAAAGAAATCATCAATGTAAAGAATTTCCGCTTGCTTATATGAATTTATGAGAGCTTCATACACCTCTAAATTACTCGATGCCTGCTTGATTTTGGTAATATCATCCTGCCAAAGCATATATTTAGGTGCTTTGCCTTTTTTGAGTAATGCTCCGACAATAGCCGTACATATATGTGTCTTTCCACAACCGGGCTGACCGCCGAAGAAGAACCAATCAGAGCATTTGTCAATGTACTCATATGCTTTATCTTTCACATATTTCTGCCAATCTGAGGTTGTCTTGTAACTTTCAAAAGTATATCGTTTAAGAAGTTTTTGAAGACCGCTGTTCTGCATTCTGTGAAGTTCATCTCGAATTTTCATACAATCACATTTGCAAGCAACCACATCATATGTAACCTGCCCGAAAGGCGTTTCGCCTGCCTTTACACGGTAAATATAGCCTCGGTTCATACATTTCTCGCACTCATAGCCAATGAGCTTACCGGGTGTTGAGTTAAACACTTTTGCTTCTTGTTCGGCTTTTTCTCTCGGAGTGAGTTCTTTAGAAGACTTTCTCGCCCGTTGGATAATTTCCTCCGCTCGCTGTGGTGACATTATTCTTGACATTATCGCTTGGATTGAATCCATATCCTACACCTCCTCTGTCTTGGACCTTATTAAGCCATTTAGTAATGAAACCTTTAATGCCGGTTCTTGTTTTTCTCCTGCTCGGATTAGCTTCGAGCCACCCCAACATCGAACGCAATTGTTGTTCTACATCAACAGCAGGATACAAAATTTTGTAGTGCTGAACATCAGATTTTGAAACTGGATAATTACTCTTATCGTTCAAAGGTAATGTAAGAAAAATATTTTCACCGGCGGTGTCGGCTGCATTTGCAGACGGCATCGCATAATAATTATTTCTATTTACTTTACTTTCCTTTACTTTACTTTTCTTTGTGTCGTTCTCGGAGAGATTATGTTCATTCTCGGAGAGATTATGCTCATTTTCAGGTATAACTATATAAGCCTTTGTTTCTTCCGTTTTCAAAAGCCAATATAATCTATTTATTGTGCGACCTCGCACGGAGCGTTTTTCGATAGCGTACATATATCGTTCTTGCATCATTTTGTTGGTCAGTATGCTCTCCCTATCAAACAGCCCGTTATCAAACAGCCCAATTCGTAAGCAAAGCTTAACTACCTGATTTACCGTATCTGATTTAATTCCACCGCTCATTCGTTTCGCTATCGTGGCAGCACTGGTTTCTTCTCGCCACTCATAATAGTAACCATTTGTTGCATAAGCTTTGGTACAAATCCAAAAAAATACTCCAAAGCCGTCCCAACCCTGTGCATCAATAAGCACATCAAATCTCTCATCATCATCGAACAAGTGAACATCCCAAGCCGCAAAGTCAAGCCCTCGCTTTGGTTGTCCAGCCATTCACTGTATCACCTCTTTCTTTTTGTATTAAGTTTCAGCTTTGTACAAAGATATTCATCAAGCTCTATACCGTAGATTTTGTACTTATCAAACAGCTCTTTTTCGTGCCGATGTGCTTCATCGTGGTGCTTTCTGCAAAGGCATATAGCTTTTAATCCTATATGTACAATCTGTTCCCTATCTCGCCCCATACCAATTCTGTCAACATGATGAACTTCACCTGGTGCATTGCATATTGCACACTTACGATTTTCAAGACAACTGTACAAGTATCTGCCTATATCATCTGTAACATTAAGCAGAGTATCTCTTGTTCCGATATTTTGGTAGAAACAAAAATCTATCAGATAGCTTATGAAATCTCTTGCTACGCTTTTTTCGCAATCAGACAGCGAAAAGTATTCAATGCCAAATTCACCGCAAAAATTAAACTTGAAATATTCTTTAATCCATTCGGGATTATCTCCGCACCAAAATGCTATATCTCTGATGATTGCGTATATTTTTCTTCGCTGTTCGGCAGAAATCGTGCGTCCGTCAACAATTCTGAGTTCAATTTCATGTACTTGTTTCTGTGCAAGTTCTCTGCCGATACGCTCATGCGGTCTTACTATTAAGTTATATCCGTCATAAGATACTATGTTCGCTGATGTAATCATACTAAGTCCTCATGTTGGTGCATATAAACGAAGAAACTGTTATTACCCATATTTTGATACAACCATTCATCGCACTTTTCTTTGCTCAAATGTGTACGAAGAACTCTATCTTCGTACACATATTGACCTTTCAATCGTTTATCTTTTATTCGATTAAGTAATTCTGTTTTTGAGTAGTTAGCTTCTACAAGATACAAATCGTAGTTCTTAGCTGTTATATGAGCGATTTCCGATGTATCAGTTGCGTATATAACTTTATATATCCCCTGTTGAGTGTTGAAGTGTAACTTCCAGCCGATATTAGGAACATCATGCCGAAGTGGTACTGCTGAAAAAGTAATATTGCTGATTGAGTACCATTTATCCTGAGCGACTATGAAAGAATTGTATTGAAAGGAGGTATCACCTAATAAAAAAAGCTTTTTGCAAAGATAATTGGGGTAAATTATCCGAATACAAGGGTGTTCGGACAGCAGTCGCTTTAGAGTAGCAACATTACAATGGTCTCCGTGTTGATGAGTTAAAAAAACATATTTAACTCGGTCAACCACTTCACACTCAACAAGTTTGTTGAACGGCACTCCGCAGTCAATCAAGACCTGACCGTCAAGAAAGACTGCGTTGCCATTAGAGCCTGTGCTTATTATCTCTAAATCAATCATTTCATTCTGCAAGATCATCAATAGAGAACTGTTCTTCATCCGGTTCAGATGAAGATGAATTGTAAATTTCAGGTGTTTCAGCAGGAACTTCTGCATCAATCATGGTATCGGTGTCATAATCGGGAGTTCCGTCAGCATTGATAATATGATTATCAGCTTCATATGCTGTCTGCATTTCAACACTCATAATACCCCATTTGCTTATAAGCTGTCTGAGCATTGTCTTTTTTGCCATAGCATCAAAATCCTTTGCCCAAAAAGTGTAACTTGTACCCTTATTGACATCGCTTGCATATCCGGCTGAATACTTCATAGCGTGCTGTTTCATCTTATCCTTACTCCAGTAAAGAGCTTTCTCAAAGCCGTTTACATAGCGAAAATAAGCATAATATCCGATTGTTTCAGCTGTTTCACGCTCTGTTTCATCTTCAATCATTTTGATTGTAATTTCTTCTGTGAGCGGATCCCAATTAAGAAGTTCTCTCTCTTTGATTTCCACCACATTAAGTCTTTTATACTGTCCTGAACGGATAGCAAGCTGAATATAGCCACGATAGCCAAGAACAAATGTAGCTGTTGTACGCTTATTCTTTCTGTCCTTAAACGGGACCATATAATACTGACCGAGCTGTGGTGACGGAGGAAGTCCGAGAGAGTGACCGCAAAGAGCCGCCGAAAGAATTGTAGCTGCATCGCATTCTTCGAGTGCAGGATTTGTACTCACCACAGATGTGATAGCCGCCGTAAATTTCTGAATTTCCTTCGGGTCTTTCATTGAGTTTGAAAGACTTTTCTGAAAAGCCTGTGTCTGGAGCATTGACGAAAACTTCGGCTTTCTCTGCTGAATCTGATTGTTTTGATTATTATAATTACTCATAGCGCAATCCCCTTTCGTTGATTAACTGCTTAACAGTGAGTGCAAAATCTTTAAGCTGTGATTTTGTACCGTAAACCTTGAATGACAATGACAGAACTTTTTCATCTTGCTGTGGCTGTTCTGATATTTCTTCAACCGGAGGAGCAACTTCTTCAGGCACATTTGCAACAAACGGTTCATATTCGTGAAGAGTGTTGCTCACAGCCTGCTCGGCTTTTTCACGCTCTGCTCTTTCGGCTTCTGCCCTTGCTTTTTCTTCTTCAATAGCCTTGTACCTCTCTGTTACGGAAGTTATTGCAACCGATACATTCAAAGACCGCTTATACTCGTACAGGATTTCGTCCTTGTGCTCCTGCGTTGCGATAAGCTTTAAGTCATCCATAACCTTGTCCAAAAAGGTCTTAATGGTTTCTTTTAGCTTTTTGAGAGATACGCTCATGGTTATATTCAGATTAACCTGCTCATATGTTACGAAGTCAATACCGAGTGATTTCTTATATTCTTCAAAATAACTCATAGACTTTTCGTATTTAATCCTTTTTAATTCCTGCTCGGTAGCGTTAATTTTGCCCTTGAGCGCCGAATCTGCCTTTTTGTACGGATTTGTTACACAATCCTTATAAACTGTTTCAAAAGCCTCATAAGGTGTTATTATTTCCGATTTAACCGCTTTTCGGCGAGTTTCAAATTCCGCAAATTCCTTATTGAGCGATGAACGCAACTTCTTGATTTCCTTGTAGTTTTCGTCTGTACATATCATTTCGCAGGCAGTGTTTACCTTTTTCTCAATTTCAGATTTAACCAGCTTGAGATTCTCGATGATGACAGGAATCTGAGCTACCTGAATTAAATCGGTTGAATCAGGTTCTGCATCATTAACTGTTGACAGATTTTTTACTTCTTCCATATCAGCAGTTTCAAGCAAATTAACGGGTTCTGTAATTTTGGTCATTTTATGTTACCTCCTTAATCTATTGACCATTCTTCCTCGGTAATGCCGTGAAAAAGTTCGGCACATTCACGAGAACAGAAAATATCATCATTTGTATCTCTGAAATATGTATAATCATATCTGAGTTCTGCGTTGCACGCTCTGCAATGCCCCATTACCAGTACTTGCGGTGCGTTTGGGCACATCGGATTACACGGAGTGCTTCTGCATACTTCGCACATTTTAATATCTCCTAACTATTGATTTTTCGATTCAATATGATATAATGAGCTTGTTTAAATTTCTTTTTGTTTAATCCCGTGTTGCTGTTCCTAAGCAATGCGGGATTTCTCTTTGCCTGCAAGTTGCATTTCAAACAACGCCTTTGATACTCTTTCAGCTCTGAGTTCTTCCCTGATAAGCTGTTCAAGGTAATAATCCTCAAGGCGTTCACCGTTTGCATCACCAAATCGGCTGATAATAACCGCCAACTTGTTCTTAGCGTGTGCCTTAGCAATTTCAAACTCAGATTCAGTGCATATGTATCCGTTTGAGGATATAAAATCAGTGTAATTCAAAATATTTTCCCACCTTTATATTTGATAAACATTTTGCTAAGGTCCGCAAAATGTTCTTTTCATCAAACAACCTTGTAGTCGTTGGCATTTTCAACCCCCACACATTCAAAATTGAATGCTTCGGATTCAGGCGTTTCAAGGGCTTTGAGTTTGCGTTTTAGCTCTCTGTTCTCGTGACGATAACCGCTTGACGCTGTTTTTTCAAGTGCAAGGTCTGTTCTTGCGTTTCTCAGTTCAATGCTGAGATGTCTGTTCTCTGCTCTGAGGTTTTCCACATCTTTGAGCAGTTTTCTGCGTGTCGGATAGTTTCTTAAATGCCACATTTGTTACACTCCTTTCAACGGGTTTGAACCGAGAATATAATTGAGAAACGGTATTCTCGGAATACGGATAGATGTGCCGACTACAATTACATTGAAGCCCAATTTTTCGGGTTCGTCCTTTGCCTGTTCACGCAACTTTTGCGGAGCAACTCCAATAGCCTTTGCGGCGTCCTCAGAAAGCAGATAGAAATCACTGCTATCCATAATTTCTTTGATTTTTTTGTTCATCTGAACTGTGTCCATACTTTTCGCCTCCTATTTTTCGTTGGTAATTTTATCTGAAACGATTTCGACTGATTCAACATCAGCTACGCTGAGTGTCAGTTTGAGCAGTACAACCTCGCTGACCGTTCGTGTTATCTGATAGCTTGTAACATACGGAATTTCTGTTCCGTCAATTTCAAGAAGGAACTTGTCCTTTGTGTCAATAAGTTTAAGTTTTGCCATTTTCTCACCTGCTTTTCGATATTTTATTGCTTTATTACCCAAATAATGTTATTATTTATTTAGAAAGGTGGTGCACATATGAGTGACCAAAACATAAATGATACTGCTTATGGTGTTACAAAAGCTGTTTTAGAATCAGAAGCAGTAAGTAATCTTACAAATCCACCAACAAAAGTTGTAGGTGGTCTGTTAGCCGATTTCATAAACTTAACTGTAGGTGGCATACATTATGCTTCAATAAAAGCCGAATTAAAGCGCCAAAAAAAGTTGGAAGACTTTAAAGCTAACATTCAAAAGGGTGTAGATAATATTCCAACAGAACATAAAGTTGAATCGAGAGAATCGATTATTGGACCTGCTCTTGAAAAAGCGAAATACCTTATGAATGAAGACGAAATTCGTGAAATGTTTGAAAAGTTAATCGTCAATTCATTCGACAGTAGAAAAATCGAAAAAATTCATCCGTCTTTTTCTGACATCATTCAACAAATGTCGCCTATAGATGCCCAAAACCTAAAATGTTTTTCAGTTGAAGAAAATTTGCCAATATGCGAAATAAGGATGGAGCTTGAAAAAGGCGGTCATAGAATTTTGCAAACTAATATTTTTTGTAGTAATAAGTTTTGCGATTCAATTGAGCAACAATCAATTTCTTTATCGTCTTTATCTCGTATGGGTCTTATAAGCATCGCATATGATCAATACTTAACTGATGATTCAGTCTATAAGATTTTTGATTCTTTACCTATAGTAGTAGATTTCAAAAATCAAATAGAAGCCGCAAACAAATCAAATAACAGTAATCAAAAATTTGATTTACAGAAAGGAGTTGCAAAACTTACTCCTGTTGGAAAAGCGTTCATTGATGTTTGTCTTCGTCCTTTGCCCACTTAATCAGATCCATAATTTGAGCGTCGTGCTTATCAAGGTAGCTGTCTATTATTTTATACAAATGGGCGGCTACTATTTTTATAGCTAATACTGCTGAAACAAAAGCTGTGCAAAGCATTAGCAGTCCTAAAATTATTATTACTTCCGTCTTTCTTCACCTCTTTTCAGCTAAGTCCGTTTAATGGGACTGTGATTGTGGTATTATTGATTGTGTGGTATTACCTACTGTTCTTTTTAAGAATTTCGTTGACAACTGACTTTTCTTCATTCGTCAGTAAGTTTTCAACTGGTGTATCTGTGATTTCAGCAATTTTCTGTCTTACTGAAATTTTAGGAATAACGCCATTACGCCAGTTTCGGATGTTAGCTTTACTCATTTCTAATTGAGAGAGTAACGAACAAAGTGTTATATTTCTTTTATCGCATATATCTGACACAATTTTGTAAAAATCCACAATTTATTACCTCCTTTTTTATTGATAATTTAGGTTGACAAATGTGCACTATACCTTTATAATTTAATCAGTTAAAAAAATTAGATTACAAAGTTGGTGCACATTCACACACCTTTTTTCGTCAAGTTAATGTCCCCACATCGTCTTGACAAGTTTATTATAGTGCATAAAAGTGTACTTTGCAAGTGCATTTTTGAAATTTAAGTGCATTTATATGAACTTCGTGAAAAGTGCACAAAAGTAGAGGTGCATTTTTGTGTTCTTTGATTTATTGGATTCAATATGTAAAGAGAACGGTACAACAGTTACTGCGGTTTTGGTTGCAGTTGGTTTGAGTAAAGGTTCTATACGCAATTGGAAAAACGGTGTTTTACCTAAATACCAAACTCGCCTTAAAATAGCCAATTATCTCGGTGTTCCTGTTGAAAGACTTATGACTGAGCAGGAAATCGAAGAAGAAAAGAAACAGCACGAGCAGATTGAAAAGTTAGTTGAAGATGTTGCAAGAAAGGTTTCTTCCCCTCTTCCGAAAGCAAATTTTGATGAACTTTCGTATGCTGCTTATCAAGAAATGGAAGGAGAAAGCGAAGATTTTAAAAACGATATACTTAGCTATATCAAATTTAAGAAATCTCAAAAAGGAAATGATTGAATGACTTTAGAGGATATTTATTTTGAATGTGAACAAAAAGGGATAACTGTTGATTATTTCAAAACTGACAAAGCAAAAGCATTTTCTTTTCCTTACGAAAACGGAATTGTAGTTCTTGACAAAAGCAAGATTGAAACTACTGCCGAGGAAACAGTTTTGCTTGCTCACGAAGAAGTTCACATAGATTTAGGTGCTTTTTATTTATTCACAACTCCATTAACCGTAAAAGGGAAAATGGAACAAAAAGTAAAGAAACACACAATAAAAAAGCTCATCCCTTTGGATGAGCTGAAAGAAGCGGTTCACAACGGCATAACAGAACCGTGGGAACTTGCCGAATATTTTAATGTCACAAATAAATTTATGGTTGAAGCAATGGAATTTTACAGAGATAATTTATTGATGTAGCCGTAAATTTTTTACAATTTATAGTGCCTGTTCTGCACATTATTTTTATTACAGAAAGTTGGGATAATATGGGATTTTTAGATAAATTATTCAAATCACATAAAACAGAACCGCACCAACAAATAGATTCTCCTACAAAAACAGATACTCCAAAGGAATTAGAAGTTCAAAAAGAAGTTGACGCAAATGAACAGCTACCACAAGCTGTTAAAAATGCTTTACTTGAAAACCCATTTATCAATGAATATAGAAATGAATCTTCTGATAATGCTGTATATTTACTTTTCTGTGATTATGCAGGAGCTGAAAAATGGATAAGAGATTCGGCAAAGCCTGAATCATATTTTAATAATTACATTAAGGCTTTACAAATATTAACAGAAATCTGTAAATATAATGTGCGAAAAACTTCAGGACACCCTTTACCAAAAGAACAACTAAAAGAATTGAAAAATAACTACGAGCAAAATACAAATAGATTTATTCTTAGATATTGGAAATCCACTCTTTTAGCTGCCAATAAATTGAAAACTGATAAGGGCAAGCAAAATAAAATAAATAATTTTTTTGAAGATATATCCAACAAATACAGTTCATATTTGACCGACGAAAATTTAAGATTTGTTGATTCTCTAAAATCAGATAATCAAAGCGACGTTTCTTTAGAAAAAATACCCGTTACTTGTGGTAGTTATGATGTAAGCACTGTTGAAAATATAAGAGCCATTCCGTGTATAAACTCTGAGGTTATGTTTTTATTGCAGAAAGCCGCTACCAATCACAAAGCGAACGGAGATTTAGATTTAGCGGTAGAATGTCTTTTAAAATCTAATCAGATTTCTGATTCTCTTTCATATGAGAAAATGCACCTTACTGAAAAGCAGTACCTACGAGTAATAAAGTATGCCGAATTGTTAAACAAAGAACTTTCAAAACAAATTGAGGATAAGGCAAGAAAAGAACATCCTGAAATGTTTCCTGACATTATACTTACTAAAGAGTGCGAAAGCTTTAAACGACAAATTAAAGCAATGCACAACTTAAACCTGAGTTATATGCAATTAACTACATCAAACAGTTGTGATTTTTGTAAGGGGTATGACAATAAAATTTATAGTATAAACAAAACAGATAATACACACCCATATGTTTATTATTTACCAGTATTTTTACGCACGGGAAGATGTCCTAAGTGCAGAATTTACATAGGTTACTATATGTATTGTCCGGAACTTGAAGATTTAAGTGTCCCTTTGTCAAAAAATGAAATTGAGGAACTTAATAGATTAAGAAATAAAACACTATGACATTATTATTTGAAAGGTGTGTTATCTATGGTATGTAAAAATTGCGGTGCAAATGTCGGCAAAGAATACAGACTTTGCCCTTACTGTATGTCCGAACTTGAATATCCCGAAAACAAAGCAGAACAGCAACCAATTATTATTCAGAACATAATCAATAATCAGCCAAATGTGGCGACCTCTGCCCCTCCGACTGTATCTCATCATCAGTTGTGCAGTCCTAAAGATAAAAGTATGACATTGATTTTGTGTGTTGTTCTCGGTATGCTCGGCGCTCATTGCTTCTATGCAGGTAAAGCAGGTATGGGTATCCTCTACCTCTTCACAGGCGGACTTTTCGGCATAGGCTGGATTGTTGATATAATCAGAATTGCCGCAGGCTCATACACCGACAGCCATGGTCTGCCGATTAAATAGAATTAAATAAAAAAATCCGCTCAATTCGAGTACCAGTCGAATTGAGCGGAATCACCTACACAGGGTGCAGATGATGCAGTTTAATGCAAAATAATTGTATCACAATCCCTTGTGTTTTTCAAGTAATTTAAAGCACAAGGGATTTTTGCACCCTTTTTTAAGCAAAAGGAGTGTATAAAATGAAACTGCCTAACGGCTACGGCTCTGTTTATAAGCTGAGCGGAAACAGGCGCAATCCGTGGGTTGCCTGCGTGACAATAGGCTACAACAAAGAAACACGCAATCAGGAACGCAGAGTTATAGGCTACTTTCCCAACAAGCCGAAAGCTCTGAACGCTCTTGCTGATTACAATCAAAACCCGTTTGATGTTGATTCGGCAAGACGCACTTTTTCAGAAATTCATGAACTTTGGTACAAGGAGTTCATCACCGAAGACACAAATCCGAACACCAAAAGGCAGTATAATGCGGCATACAAACAATGCTCAATGTTATACAATCGCAAGATGTCCGATATAAAAATCATTGATATGCAACGAGTTCTCGACAACTGCAACAACGGTTATCAATCGGTTAGGCGAATTAAAATTCTGTTGAACAAAATCTACGAATACTGCATATTTCACGATATGCTCCATAATAATCTTGCAGAAAAATTGAAAATCAATGCCAAGTCAGATGAAACAAAACGAGCACGCAGGAAGTTTTCGGAAAGCGAAATAAATCTTTTGTGGGAATATTCAAATCTTGATTCGGTAAAAATAGTGCTTATGCTGATTTATTCGGGAGTGCGTGTGTCCGAATTGCTCGACCTAAAAATTTCAAATGTAAACCTTTACGAACAGACTTTCTTTGTTGAAAGTTCAAAGACCGATTCAGGTGTACGAACCGTGCCTATAGCAGACAAAGTACTGCCGTTTTGGCAGAAATTCATCAGCGATTCTCAATGTGGATATGTTCTGAATAACACCAATGGCAAGCCGCTGAAATACGATAACTTTAAACGCAACTACTGGACACCTCTGCAAAACGATTTGGGTTTGGACCACACCATACACGAAACAAGACACACCTGCATTTCAATGCTTGTATCGGCAAATGTGAACCACACAATCATCAAAAAAATAGTCGGTCACAAGTCGAAAATGGACTTGACCGAAAAGGTTTACACCCACATTAACCCCAAAGAATTGGTGAATGCAATCAACAAAATATAGTCTTATATTATCTTGAATTGTTCATAATTATGCTCCGTAGCTTACATATAGCTAACAAAATCCCCCATTTTCCCCATTCCTATCCCCCTTGCAAGTTACCTGCACCAACAGCCGTTTCTTATGCAGGGACGGCTGTTTTGTACCACATTTTCGGTCTGTTTTATGGTGACTTTCAAAATATTTGAATTAATTTTGAATAAAAAACGAAAATTATGTTGACAAATCCGAAAATATGGTATATAATAATCAAGCTGTTGTTATTAAGCAACATTTCGAGGTGTAGCTCAGTTTGGTAGAGTGCTTGGTTTGGGACCAAGATGCCGCAGGTTCAAGTCCTGTCACCTCGACCAAAAAAGGTGGTTTTTTAACCGCCTTTTATTTTTTGCCAAAATTACTTAAAATGCCTTAAAAGTGGCTTAAACACTGGGTTTTTGAGATTTCAAAAATTCAGTTGAGTAATTTTGAATTAAGTTAAAACAAGATAAAATGCAGTCAAACTTACTGTCATTTTAGTTTGCCTGCCGATTTTCAAGGAAACAAGATAATATATTTTTAAAATTTATTACATCGTAACACAAAAGATTTTTTATTATTAAAACAACAAAGAGGTTAAGCAATTTTTTCTAATGCTTAACCTCTTTTTTTATTTTGTTGATTACAAAGCATTCCCATACCATAACTATCCTCTTCGGGGGCTGTATCTTTTCATATAAATACCTTCTTTAATATGTTTATATTATAACATATATCATAACTAAGTTAAATACTTTCTTTAGTATAATATTTATTTTTAGCATAGAAAAAGAGGGTTCTTTATGAACCCTCTCTTCCCTAATTATTTTAAGGATTTATATCGATTTTATACTTGCTGTCGAATTTAATTATCTGTACTCGTAGTGACCTGATTCAACCTTTTCATCATAAGGTTCTACCCACTTTTTTACATCTACAGTCTTTGTGCCCACCTGAACCTGCTGCTCTTCAGCGTGATATGAGCCTGTGCCACCATTTTCTCGGGCTTCCCAAAGAAGATGCTCATCCATCTGGTTATCATCTACTAACTGTTGACCACAGTCATTGCAAACATTTACCCATCTCGTCTCATATACTGGCTCTTCCTTTGTACCTACTACTTCCCAATGACCTTCGTGGTGTACTGTTTTATAGTCATCTACCCATACCTTCTGCTTTGGCTTTGCTGTAGGTGTTTCAGTCTTTGAAGATTCACTTGGCTTAGATGCTGGCTTCTGAGCTGGCTTTGTGTCGTTCTTTGAAGAGTTGCTCGGCTTAGACGCTGGCTTCTTATCATTCTTAGAAGTGTCAACCTTTGATGTATTTGTCTTTGAAGAGTTGTCTTTCTTTGAAGATGTGTTTGACTTAGTATCTTCTTTCTTTTCGGTGTTACCCTTGTTGCTGTTATTGTTGTTAGATACCGTAGTTTTTACATCGTTAACCTTAACTGTAACTGTCTTACCGTCATCGGTTTTTACTTCTACTTTGCCGTCTTTTACTTCGACTTTCTTACCATTCTTATCAGTGATGTTGCCGTCTTTGTCGACTTTGATTTCACCCTTGTCTACCAAATCTTTAACTGCCTTTGGAACTGTAGTCTTAGGTACAGTTGTTGGAACAGTTGATGTCTGTACGGTTGAAGATATTACTGACGGTTCTGTCGGTTCTTTCTCAGCGTTACAGCCTGCAAGAATGCTTATGCCGACTGCTGATGTGCCTGCAAGTATTGTAGCAACGCAGACAACGGCAATTACCTTGGTTTTTACTGTCGCAGTTGCTGTTGCCTTTACGATAGATGAAACTGTTGACTTTGCACCTGTCGCAAAGCCTTTTGTTGCAGATGTTGCAAGTGTCTGTCCGTTCGGGAGCTTGATTGTAATGTTCGGTACTGCAAGGCTCTTTGCTTCTTCCTTGAAAATAGTTGTAAAGAAAGGTACAACAACAACACCGTGAAGCTTGTCACCGCTTTTGTTTTCGTAATCTTCAATTGCAGTTTTCATCTTTGCCCTTGATGAATTTAGGCGAGATTTTACTGTTCCCTCTGAAATTTCAAGTGCCTGAGCAATTTCGGCAATTGACAGCTCGTTGAAATAGAACATCAAAACAACCTGATACTGATTGAATGAAAGTGTGTCTTCTATAATCTGTAAAAGCACCTTTCTTTTTTCGGCTTTGTTTATGTACTCTTCGGGGAGCATTAACTCATCTGTTTCAGTTTTCGCAATCAGAACTTCATCGTCAATCTGATATTCCACCTTTCCTTTCAATTTATTTTTGCTTTTGTTTGTTGCTATTGCCGTGAGCCAACCGCAAAATTTTTCTTCATCTTTGAGTGTATCAAGTTTTAAGAATGCGGTGATGTAGGTTTCCTGCATTATGTCTTTTGCGTTTTCTTCGTCTTTGAGCAAAGAAACGCAAGTGAACCATACATCATTGCTTGTAAGTTTATACAGCTTATCAAATGCTTTTTTATTGCCGTTTTTAACACTCAATACAAGCTCTTTGATTGTTTTCATAATATTTCCTCCTACATATAAATTTTACTTTTTAGGGTTGACAAACTCTAACTTAGTGAGACACTAATATTACTACGCAACATTAGTTGTTAGCTTAGTAATATTTTTTTGAAAGGTGATAAAATTAGGTGAACAACTCTGATTATCTCCAAAAAGCCCGGAAATACGGGCATTTCACGGGATATAAGAACTGAATTTACTACCGATTTACTACTTTCGGATTGAGCTTTGACACGCTTCTGCTTCCCGTGAAGCCCAGCGCCCAAATAGTGACACATCGAAAATTGAATACGACACCGCAGACAGCGGCGTTCTCTTTTCCCCTTTGGGGAGATCAGGACGCCGCTTTTTTGCGCCCAAAAACAGAAAGGAGGCGACCGCCTATGTACTTTACTTCCGGCAGCGACCGGGCCTTTGAACAGCTCATGCAGACGAGGCCGGGCGCAGATCATTTTGACAACGGCGAGGCCGGAGCGCCGGAGGACTGCGGCACCTGCCGTTTCTACCGCCCGCACTGGAAGTACCAGTTTTGTGTGTATGAGGAATGTCCCTACCAGCCGGGCAAGCTCACCGCCCTTGACGGCGCGGTGAAATTTCAAGTGAAAGGAGTGGACGACGAGATGGCAGTTTTTCGAGTGGAGAAAAACCGGGGCTATACGGTGATGTCCAACCACCACCTGCGGAACAAGGACTTGTCCCTGAAAGCCAAGGGGCTGCTGTCGCAAATGCTGTCCTTGCCGGAGAGCTGGGACTTTACGCTGAAAGGCTTATCCCTTATCAACCGGGAGCAGATCGACGCGATCCGGGCGGCTGTCCGGGAGCTGGAACAGGCGGGCTATATCGTGCGTTCCCGTGAGCGTGACAGCCAAGGCCGCCTGCGCGGGGCGGATTACATCATTTATGAACAGCCCCAGCCTGTGCCGGATTCACCTACATTGGAAAATCCAACATTGGATAATCCAACGCAGGAAAAGCCTACGCAGGAAAAACCAACGCAATTAAATAAAGATAGATCAAGTAAAGAGAAATCAATTACGGATGGATCAAATACCGATTCCATTCTTATCCTTTCCCCTCCCTCTCCTTTGGGGGAAGAAGCGGCTGCGCCGCCGGAACGGAAAGGAACGGGAGCGAAATCACAGAGCGCCGTAGAGATTTATCGGGAGATCATCAAGGACAACATCGAGTATGAACACCTTTGCCAGTACGCCAAGGGGATTGACCGGGATATGCTGGACGAGATCGTGGACTTGCTGGTGGAAACCGTATGCAGCGCCCGAAAGACCATCCGCATTGCCGGGGACGATTACCCCGCCGAGCTGGTGAAATCCAAGCTGATGAAGCTGAACAGCTCTCACATTGAGTTTGTCTTTGACTGTATCAGCAAAAACACCACGGAAATACGGAACATCAAAAAATACCTGCTGGCGGTTCTGTTCAACGCCCCAAGCACCATCAACGGCTATTACACGGCGCTGGTGGCCCATGACATGAACACCGGCAAAATCTGAAAGGAGGCCGACCCTATGAAACAGGGTGCTTTGATTTTTGACGAGCAGACAGACCGCTACGACATCCGCTTTGACCTTGCGGACTATTACGGCGGCCTGCACTGCGGAGAAACTTTTGATGTGATGGTGGGCGGCAGATGGAGGCCGACCCGCATTGAAATGGCCGAGAACTGGTATCTTGTGGGAATCCATGCCGACGACCTCTCCGGCCTGCGGGTGCGGATTTAAGCCATCCGCCTGCCTGCTGACTTTCCAAAGGAGGGATAGCAGTTGCAGGAAGAAGTAGACCAGAAAACCATAGCGTTAGCGGTTAAGACGGGCAAGCTCACCGCCCAAGTGCTGCAAGCGGCCATCCGAAAATATCTGGCCGCCCGGCAGAAAGGGACGGGCAAGGCCCATCACGGACAGCAGAGCTTACGGCAGCTCAAAAAGGACGGTTCCGCCCTGTCCAACATTGAGATCACCGACGCCAACATCGGCCTGTTTAAGCCCTGCGCCAAGAAATACGACATTGATTTTACCTTGCGGAAAGACCGCACTACCCATCCGCCCCGGTATATCGTGATCTTCAAATCCAAGCAGGCGGACAATCTGGAACAGGCGTTTAAGGAGTTTACGGCCAAGAAGCTCAAACAGCAGGAGCGCCCCTCCATCCGAAAGACCCTTGCCGTCCTGAAAGAAAAGGCAGCGGCCAGAAGCAGCCAGCAGGCCAAGGAGAAAATCAAGGAAAGGGGGCTGTCACGATGAAGCCGGAAATGAAAAAGCTGATCATCGCCAACCTGCCCTACCTGCTGTTTGTTTACCTGTTCGGCAAGCTGGGACAGACCTACCGGCTGGCGGCTGGGGCGGACTTGTCGGAAAAGCTATTGCACCTTGCGGACGGCTTTTCCCTTGCCTTTGAAAGCGCCGCCCCCAGCTTCCACCTGTTCGATCTGGCGGTGGGCGTGGCCGGTGCGGTGGCGCTGCGGCTGATGGTGTACTGCAAAAGCAAGAACGCCAAGAAATACCGCCGGGGTGTCGAGTACGGCAGCGCCCGTTGGGGCAGCCCCAAAGATATAGCCCCGTACATCGACCCGGTGTTTGACAACAACATCCTCCTGACCCAGACGGAACGCCTCACCATGAACAACCGGCCCAAAGACCCCAAGACCGCCCGGAACAAAAATGTGCTGGTGATCGGCGGTTCCGGCAGCGGCAAGACCCGGTTCTTTGTGAAGCCCAACCTCATGCAGTGCGTGTCCAAGGACTACCCGACCTCATTCGTGATTACCGACCCGAAAGGAAGTCTGATCGGCGAGGTGGGCCAGCTCCTTGTGCGGTGCGGCTACCGGGTAAAAGTGCTGAATACCATTAACTTTTCCAAGAGTATGCGCTACAACCCGTTTCGCTACATCCATTCGGAAAAGGACATTTTGAAGCTGGTAAACACTCTGATCTGTAACACCAAGGGCGAGGGCGAAAAAAGCGCCGAGGATTTTTGGATCAAATCGGAACGCCTGCTGTATTCGGCCCTCATTGGCTATATCTGGTACGAAGCGCCGGACGATGAAATGAATTTCACTACGCTGCTTGAAATGATAAATGCCAGTGAAGCCCGCGAGGACGACCCGGAATTTCAATCCCCGGTAGACCAGATGTTTGAACGGCTGGAAGAAAAAGACCCGGAACACTTTGCGGTGCGCCAGTACCGTAAATTCCTGCTGTCGGCGGGCAAGACCCGCAGCTCCATTTTGATAAGCTGCGGAGCCAGATTAGCGCCCTTTGACATCCGGGAGGTGCGGGAGCTGATGGAGGACGACGAACTGGAACTTGACACCATCGGGGACAAAAAAACAGCCCTGTTCCTGATTATGTCGGACACGGACACGACCTTTAATTTCATTCTGGCAATGGTGCAAAGCCAGCTCATAAACCTTTTGTGTGACCGGGCCGATGACAAATACGGCGGGCGGCTGCCCGTCCATGTGCGGCTGATTCTGGACGAGTTCGCCAACATCGGCCAGATTCCAAACTTTGACAAGCTGATCGCCACCATCCGAAGCCGGGAAATCTCGGCTTCTATTATTTTGCAGAGCCAGTCGCAGCTAAAGGCCATTTACAAGGACGCGGCGGAAATCATTTCCGACAACTGCGACTGTACGCTGTTCCTTAGTGGCAGGGGCAAGAACGCCAAGGAGATCGCGGAGGTGCTGGGCAAGGAAACCATTGACAGCTACAACCAGAGCGAGAACCGGGGCGCGCAGACCTCCCACGGACTGAACTACCAAAAACTCGGAAAGGAGCTGATGAGCCAAGACGAAATTGCAACGATGGACGGAGGCAAGTGTATTTTGCAGGTGCGCGGCGTGAGGCCGTTTTTCAGTGAGAAATACGACATCACCCGCCACCCCCGCTATAAATACCTCTCGGACGCTGACAAAAAGAACACCTTTGATGTGGACAGCTACCTGTCGTCCCTGCGCCGGAAAAGGCGGCGCGTGATAACGGAGGACGAACCCTTTGACCTCTACGACATTGAGCTGTCGGAGGAAGATTTTTCCGCAGAATAAAGCGGCCATAGAGAAAGGAGCGTGACCGATGGGACACTCGGACGAATGGACATTTGCGGATTATTTCAAGTATGAGAAAGAAATCTACCGGGCAATCATTTCCGCTGCGGTGCTGTGCCAGTGGATCGCAGAACATGATACCCCGCCCACGGACGGGGAAGCCGAAGAACTTGCAAGGGAAATAGACCGCAGACTGTGTGAAGCATGGGGCGAAATTTTTTCGCTGGCTGTGCTGGAATGGCGGGACGGCCAGTAACTCCGGGCCGTCTGCGGATTGTGAGGCTGCCGCTGTGTACGGCGGCTTTTTTTGCACCCAAACACCATCACAATCTGAATTTATGGAGGTAAATTTATGGAATTTTTCAATAGTGCAGTTGATACTTTGCAGACCATCGTTGTGGGCCTCGGCGGAGCGCTTTGCGTATGGGGCGGCGTCAATCTTTTGGAGGGATACGGGGCGGACAACCCGGCGAGCAAGAGCCAAGGAATCAAGCAGCTTGTCGCCGGAGGAGGCGTTGCCCTGATCGGCATGACCCTTGTTCCGCTGCTGTCCGGGCTGCTGGGATAACCCCATGTGTGTTAGAAAACCCTCCGCGCCCTCTCTGATCTGGGAGGGCGCGGGAAAGGAGGTGTCCCCACATGATTGGTGATTTAATCGGGGAATGGATCAAAGGAATCCTGATCGACGGTATCATGGGCAACCTGTCCGGCCTGTTTAACACAGTCAATACCAAAGTCGGGGAAATCGCGTCGGATGTGGGCAGTACCCCGCAGGACTGGAACGGCGGCATTTTCTCCATGCTGCAAAACCTGTCCGAAACGGTGATCGTCCCCATTGCGGCGGCCATTCTCGCCCTTGTGATGTGCTATGAGCTGATCGACATGATCGTGGAAAAGAACAATATGCACGACTTCGACAGCTCCATGTTCTTCCGCTGGATTTTCAAAAGCGCCTTTGCCATTCTCATTGTGACGAACACATGGAATATCGTCATGGGCGTGTTTGACGCCACCCAGCAGGTCGTCAACCAAAGCGCCGGGGTGATTATCGGAGATACCAGCATTGATTTTGACACGCTGCTGCCCGATCTGGAAAGCCGCCTTGAAGCAATGGACATCGGGCCGCTGCTGGGCCTGTGGTTCCAGACCCTTGTTGTGGGGCTGACGATGAACATTCTTTCCATCTGCATTTTCCTTGTGACCTATGGAAGAATGATTGAAATTTACGCCGTGACCGCATTGGGGCCGATCCCCCTTGCCACGCTGGGCAATGCAGAGTGGCGCGGCATGGGCCAGAACTACTTGAAATCCCTGCTTGCGCTGGGCTTCCAAGCCTTTTTAATCATGGTGGTTGTCGGGATTTATGCGGTGCTGATCCAGCAGATCGGAACCGCCGACGACATATCCGGCGCGATCTGGGGCTGTATGGGCTATACCGTTTTGCTTTGCTTCTGTCTGTTCAAGACCGGCAGCATATCGAAAGCCGTATTTACCGCACATTGACAGACAGGAGGAATACCAACCATCGAGGAAACACAAAAGAAAACCTACAACATCCTTTACGCCGACCCGCCGTGGAGATATGAGTGCAAACGGACAGGGGCGGCGGAACATCACTATCCCACCATGAGCATTGACGATCTGTGCGCCCTGCCGGTGGAAACGCTGGCGGGAAAAGACTGCCTCTTGTTTTTGTGGGCGACTTTCCCACAGCTCCCGGAGGCGCTGCGTCTGATTAAGGCGTGGGGCTTTTCCTTTAAGACCGTGGCCTTTGTCTGGCTGAAATTGAACCGCAAAAGCCCCACATGGTTTTACGGACTGGGCTATTGGACGAGAGGAAACGCGGAAATCTGCCTGCTTGCCAAGCGGGGCCAT